TATGAGGCTGCCGGGGCTCCGGTCCGCATCCGGCAACTGCACCTGATAGTCGGCCAGAATCGCTGCCAGGATCTCATCGAACGTCAGTGTGTATGCCATGCGTCACTCCTCGTCACACCACCGGATAGTACACAGTGAACGGCACCGTCTCCCCGTTGCTCTTCACTGCCTCACCAAACACATTGATCCTGCTCGCGTCCTTCGGATCTCTCTCGGCTTGCACTTCGACCGACGCCAGTCTGCCGATCGTCACCAGCCATTTCAGCGCCTCGACGCAGTAGTCATGCGCGAGCTGCAGGTTGCCATCGGTGATCTTCGTAATCTCGTGCATCCGCGAGCCAAAGGTCGGGAACGAGAACAGGCTTCCCTGCTTCACGCAGATGCTCAGTATGATGTTGCTCAACAGCGAGTCGTGGCCATCGGTATCAACCTGGTAGCCGCCGTCGGCGAAGGTCATCGCATAGTCGATCATCAGACCGCCCTCGCCCTGGACTGCCCTGCACTGGTGATCTCGAACTTACACGAGCAGGTCACGGACCCGGACAGGTAGACCAACTTCCCCGAGCACATGCCGTTGTCTCCCGCTCGCATCACGGCCTTGCCGTTTGCGGCTACCTTTGTGGCCGTGGCGGTCATGTCCTTGGTCGACTCGGTCCCGCCCACGTAGCTCCCCAGTGAGCACCCGGCAACCGTCCACTGTATCTTGTCAACAAGTGCCTTCGATCCCCCAACCGACAGGTGATCCGCCTCGGTGTTGGCATACACGGGCACGCCCGGTATCGCCCCGCTCTGCGGGGTGATGGTGATGATCCTGGCGGTGTTGGCGATCGCGGCACCCATCAGGCATCCACCTCCAGCGCCCCGTTGTTGATGCTCACCTTGGTCGCCGCCACGATCTCGATTGTCCCTCCACGCTTGATGTGGATCTTGTCGCCCTGATCCGTGTACAATGCCACTTCTCCCTCTGCCAGCGCGACCCGGTACCGGGAGTCGTCGTCGGCAACGATCAGGATCTCGTTGCCGTTCTTAAGGGCCACGCACAGCGCGCCGTCCTTCGGGCGCGAGGCGAATCCATAGTGCTGCATCATTGGACGGTCACGGATGCTCTCCTCGCTGCGGCCGGTCCCCGTCACCCGCGACAACGCATTCGCTGCCGAACTCACCGCGCTCGCCAGAATCCCGAACATCGTAGTCATGCTATCACCATGCCCAAGCGGCCAAGCTTGATTCTCGTAGTCGTACCATTCTCCTTGCTGTTCTCAAACGTGCGCCGCACGATCAGGTAATCCCCATTCACGCCTCTGCGCTCGTCGTTCACGTGGCAGATCTCGTTGCAGGTCCAGTTGCGGCCGCTCTGGCTGTGCCCGCTCACCGAGTACTCGAGGCTCAGCATCTTCGACCGCATCCGCTCGATGTGCCGCTGGGCCTCCAGGCCCGGGCTCTGATCGTCCAGGTTTGTCTGGGTGACAAACGGCTTGACGTAGGGAAACTCGCTCATCGTCGCCGTACTGCGGACGTTCTTGCTGGTGACGACGGCGCCCCACTCATTCCCCTCGTCGCATTGCCCAAATACCACCACCCTGGAGTAGGCCTCGCTGATATCCCGCGTCCGTCTCGCGGTCATCACGTTGTTCCCGCGCCCGTCGTTGCGCCTCGTGATAGAGAACTGCGCGGCGCCGCTGCTCTTCGGCTTGCCGAACACGAAGGTCCCCTCGGGTTCCGCGTAGAAGAGGAAGCCGCGACCGGCCGCATACTCGCTCAGGATCTCGAACACCGTCCGGCCGGGCTCGATATGCACCATGCGATATGGATGATCGAGCTTCTCGGTGCCGTCCTTGTACACCACGCTCTTGCGGTTGATGAACGGAACATCCCGGATCAGCCTCTCCGCTACCGTCTTCAACGAGGCGTTCTGCAGGGCCTCCACGTCGCCGTATTCCTCACAGTAGTGATCCACCAGAAGCCCCATGAAGTCCCGGCCGCGAACGGTCCCGCTCTCGCCATCCTTGGAATCGTCATCCTCAACCACATCCACGATCCCGACCAACTCCGGCCGGTTGTTGATCTGCACGCGCGCGATCATCCCCGGATCGATCGTCACGTCGCTCCCGCTCACATCGAAGCTGAAGGCGTCGGCAGCCTCGAACAGATCAGAGTCCAGCGAGTAGCTCTTGAACCTGTTCAGCGTCGCCCCGCCAACTATCAGCTTTACTTCATCCATCTTCGCCTTCCGTCCCTTCGGTCCCTTTGCCTATGCTGGCGCATACACCTTCAGCGCCCCATTCGCAAACGTCGGATTCCTCACCTGTGGATTCAGCGCCAGAACTCGCTCCGCGTAGTTATGCGGCAGGCCCTCGCGCAGACACACCAGGTGCAGTGGCATCTCCACCGAGTAGTCGCGCTCCACGATCCGCTCCCGCTCCAGCTTCACGATCTGCACATGATCGAGCAGGGTCCGCGACATCTCCTTCAACGCCGCCACCATCCGCGCCGACTCGGCGAACGACCACACGTCGCCTACCTCGGTCCTGGGCGAGAGCGCGGACTGCACGCGCTGGTTCACAGCCTTCAGGGTGGCTTCCAGGTCATCGACCGTCATCACACTCGCAGAGACCGGCGTCCCCACGTAGGTCCCCGACCAGTCGAACGACGGCGCCGCCTCCATCTGCCGCACCTGCCCGCGCCGGCCCTCGTCCTCCGAATAGCGATAGGCGCATTCGAGCGCGAGAGCCTGGACGTTCGCCAGCTTGATGTGCTTCAGCACGGGGTACACGTCGTCGTTGTAGAGTTGCTCCGCGGCATCGAAGGTCGACGCCAGGTTGTTCACGAACGCGGCCGGAGATCCCGCCAGCTCCTGCATCGATTGAACCTGACGAGCCGCGGCGTTCGCGGCCGTCTCCACGATCTTTCCCGGGAGCGTCGACCCGTAGTCAATCGTGGACACCAGCGCACTCGTCGGTATCGTGGAGGTCGCCGCGATCGCGTCGATCTCCGCCAGCGCCGTGTCGAGTACTCCCAGCACTGCCCGGGCGCCAACCGAGAGCGATGCAAACTGCGCGACCAGGCTCAACGCCGGATCGAGTGTCGCCCCTATGATCTGGTTGGCCTCAGTCCCGATCGATGCAATCAGGTCATCCGCCGCTTGGAGCATCTGCTGCGCCTGGCCCACGGTGAACGCAGCCTCGGCCTGGTCCCGCACATCGCCCACCTGCCGAACCGACAGCATGTTGTCGAGCAGGTCCTCAATGAACTCGATATCGATCTCGGCGGTCTGGTTGCGCTCGTCGTTGCGCACGTTCACACTCGCCACTCGCCCCTTCACCAGGCCGTAGCTCTCATGCACCAGCTCGTGCATTTTGCTCCCATTCGACACGGTGATCGCCGCAACCAGGTCCGCGTGCCTCGAGTACTCCGCGTCCCAAAAGTAACAGCGGAACTTTATGCGCCGGGCCTTCGCGCCAAGGTCCTGCGTGGTGGCGCCATTGGCGCGAGAGTGCTCATGCACGGCGATCGCGCGCTCGAAGGAGTCCTCGAAGAACTCCACATGGAGCGGGACGTTGTCGAGCTTGGCTGATTCCTTGGAAGTCATTGGTTGTCAGAATTTCCCGCGACGACCAACGATTATCTGAGTGGGCGTTTTCTTCTCATTGTCAACGTATACGGTTACGGTCGTCAGTATCGACGCAGGAGAGGTGCCGGGAGCCATTGTCTGATTTGGCCCACGTTCAGAAAGGATTTCGCCATTGGCCACATCTTTGTTCCAAAAACCGGCTCGAATCTCCTCCGGTGACAGGAGTCCGAAGGTCAGCACCTTGCTTACCTCGTCGAAACGATCCCATGCCCGTTCCCCGGGCTTGCCGACGCCACCTCGTATGGCAACCAATGCGAGAAGGGCTGGCAACGCGAATCTCTCTATCGTGGCAAGCGCACCCATTCCTACTCTTTCACCTATGGGACCTCCCGGACCTGGCAGGCGGCCCCGCGGCATTGGCGCGGGAAGGCCGGGCACTTGTCCTCCTGGAATGCCGGGTAGTTGTCCGACTCCCCCAAGCCCTCCCGGCCAGTTCACAACAAAGACCGGCGTTATTCCGACCGCCTCTTGCAGAGCTTTGCCAACGGCGATATTGCCGATCGTCGACGCCCCTCCCGAGAGCAGTCTACCAAATCCGTTCTTGATGAGTCTCCCGGCAATGTAGGCAGTCACCCCTGCTGCGGCGGCACCTCCGGCAATCTGCTCACCACTAAGCCCCAACCCTCCCTCCGCCTTGCTGTTAAGCGACCATTCAATGAGCTTTGAAAGCGCATCATTGATCGGTCGAGCAAGACGGTCTCCAGCCAGGCCAAGCGTCGCCTTCAGGCGCGCCGCCTGGTCCGCTGCGTTCTTCATCGCCCCAGGAACATCACGCTTTAATGTACCGGAGGCTCCCTCGATGGTCTCAGAGAACCGCTTTCCGGTGTCGAGCATATCTCCCTCCAGGAGCGTCCGCATGCCCTTGACGGTGTCCAGATCTGCGCCCTTGAGCATCTTGGACACAAAAGCCTGGCGTTCGATTTCGGTGTTGAGTTGAGAATACTTCTTCCTGATATCAGTGAGCACGTCGAACGCATCGCGACGGCTTCCCTTGTCGTCGAAAAACTTTACGCCAGTGACCTTCTGTGCCTCACTAATTAACCGACTGTTGGTGAACAGGCGCAGTGTGCTGTCGGCGAGTGTCGCCAACCGCTCGGGCGCCTTCTCAACCATGGACAGGGCCTCGATAAAGGCAAGTGTCTTGTCAAAGCTCATCCCGGCGGCCTGGGCGTTTGTGCCTACCCGCGCAAAAATGTCCGACAGGTTTTCGAGCTCGGCATTGCCCAGGCGCCCGGCAACCGTCATCTTGTCCAGAATCGCGAGGGCCATGTCAGGGTTCGCAAGATCGAACTGAAACGCGGTCGCGGCAACCGTGAGACCGTTGGCAAGGGTGCGCGCGTCGGCACCTGTCACGGCCATGGCAGTGTTGATGCCGCCTATGGTGGCCGATGCCTGGTCCCACGACAACCCACTCGCAATGAGGCCGCTGAACCCCTCTGCAAGCGTCACGACCGCTTTTCCCGTCTGCTCGGCCATAGTGAACAGCTGATTGCGCAGCGCCTGTAACTGTGCGGACGTCGCCCCTGCCGTCTGCCCAACCTGAATCAAGCTCTTGTCTATCTTGGCAGACTCCACGACTATTTTCGCCGCCGAGAACCCCACGCCGATCGTCGCAAGTTTCCCGACCGTCGTATTCCACGCCCGCCCGATCGATGCGATTTCAGCCTTTGCCCCGCTCGCGAACTTCCGCGTCCTGGCGTCCGCCTGCTGGTACCCGCGCATGAGCGCCTCGTTCTTCACGAGAAACTTCAGTGCGAGTTCCATGTCTTTCATGATTGGCCTCGGTCACTTCTTCTTGCGCCGCACCCGCGACGTTCGCTCTTTGCCGTCTGGTTTCTTCTGGCTCGCCAGCAGGATGTCGAGGTAGGACCCGAACTCCGCCTCGGTCATCCTCGAGATGCACTCAGCGGAAAAGCCGTGCTTGACGAGCAAGCACACGCCCCGGCGAAGATCGGTCAGACGTCGTTCTGCCAGAGCGCTTTTTTTTTCAGGTACTCTGTGGCCGTCTGCAGGCGCTCAAAGTCCTCATCGCAGAGGTCGGCCAGAAGCTCTGCGTTGATGTGGTCTTTGGGCACGGTTCCAATAGCGGTTATTCTCTTGCTCATCAGGCACAGGCTCAGCGTCAGCGTGCTCTTTCCCTCACACTCCTGCTCAGCCTCCAACGCATCCCGCACGATGGGCGTTCTCAGGGTGACGTCCTTATGCGTCTTCCCCTCGTAGCTCACTCCATACAGCAGGTGTACATTCTCAGTCAGCATGTGGGTGCCTCCTCTTTCCTTCCTTGCGTTCCTTCCGTTCCTTCTTCTTTCCTCCCCCTCGCCGCGGCGGAGAGGGGGCAGGGGGTGAGGTTACTCTTCGACCCTGTCCTCCGCCCCCAGCTCGATGGTCTGCACCCGCTCGTTTTCCCCGTCGGTCTTGATCTCGCCAACCTTGAGCACATACACGCCGGAGTATGTCCTGCGGTGGGTCGAGCCATCGTCAGCCACGACCATGGTCCCATTCACGATGTTCTTCCAGTCAACCCGTGTCCCGGTCTTGGGGACCACGTAGTCGACCGTGACGCCGTAACGCGGGGTCATCTTCATGTGGCCGGTCTTCTTCATCAGGTTGACCTGCTTGTAGTACTCCACCTCGCGCTCGGTCACCTGCTTGAAGTCGTCGACCTTCACGCCATTCGCCGTCAACAGAACCTGGCTCACATATTCCATATCGTCCTCCGGTTTGCTGTCCTGGTCTTCCTTCTCGTCCCCTTAGTCCTTTCGGTCCCCGAGCGGCGGTCCCCGAGCGGAGTCGAGGGGGCCGCCTACAGGATCAAATCAATCCTCGCCGCAAACACGTGCAGGCCATTCACCACGTTCACCGGGATCTTCACGTTCAGCCGGTTCGCGTCCACCGTATCCCGCTCCGCGATCACGCCGTCAAGGTTGTCGTCCACGTGCTCGACAATGTCAAGGCTTTCGAGCTGCTTGAGCACCGCGATCACCTCTGAGCGAATGTCGGCGGCGATGCGGTCGTTGAGCTTGGAGTTGGGATATCGCGTCTTGATCCTGGTCCTCACCGCATCGCGCACGTAGTCCAGGGTGCGGATGGTGGTGATGTCCAGCATCGACACGTCGGTCTGGTAGGTTGAGATGGCGCGCACGATGCGCACAACCAGGTCCTCGGCCGACTCCAGCGGAGTCACTCCCTGCAGGAGGAGCGTTTCCTGTTCCGACATGGTCAACCAGTTTGTCACGTCCGGAGCGACCACGCCCGTCAACGCCAGACTGTTGAGCGGCTGGGCCGGATCTTCCACGCTCGCCATCATGGCCGCGAACGCCGCGCCAATCGAAAGTGCCGGCGTCTTGCTCTGCGTCACGGCGGGAATGATCATGCGGCCGTTGTTGCACGTGTCCGCCCTGGTCTGGACATTGGCGACCGTGTCGACCATGGGAACCACGCAGATCCCGGGGCGCTGCTCGATGGCGCCGCTCACGTTGTCGATGTAGGTCTTCATGTACCCGACGGAGGTCGCATCGTTGTACGGGTTGACCACGATGTGATACTGCGCCGGGGTGATCTTGTCGATCACGCCGCTGGTCGCGTGCAGGTCAGGATCGACCGTGCCGTTGGCGAGCTGAGTCACCACTGCGCTCACGCCCTTGCCCGCCGTGATTTCGACCGCGATCTTGATCTGGTGCGCCACGGTCCCGCGGTTGCGTGCGATCAGCGTCAGGGTCCCGGTCGCATCTTTCGATACCACGGGCAGGATCGCCTTGGCCGAGACCGCCGAGTTGAGCGCGGTCGCGATCGTGGTTGCCGTGCTGCTGGAGGTGAACGACGCCTCGACGTAGTCGTCTCCCACCCACAGCCGCACCGTGCCGCTTCCGGTCGGGGAGGCGGTGAACACGACGCTGCCGCTCGCGTTCACCCCGAGACCGTCGTCCACAGAGCAGAACCATAGCGTGACGTAGCGGTTCGCCCGCAACGCGGCGCGCGCCATCAGGTGCACCATGGAGCCGATGCCGCACATGGTCTTGGCATCGTCGTCGGAGTAGATCTGGGTGGGCGTGAGCTGGTCCACCAGCGCCGTGTCCGAGCCGATTTCCTTCCACGTCAAGGTCAGGCTGGTCTCCGTGACCTCTCCGCCTTGGGTGGTCGGCCAGGTCGGCTCGGTCGAGGCGTGGCTTGTCCCGGCCGTGATGCAGAAGTAACAGTGGCCGTTCGGTGTGGTAGGAACGATGATGTCGCCGACGGTATACGCCGTCGCGATCTTCCACAGCGCCAGACCCAAGTCCCGCCAGGTCACGGTCGCATCCGTCACCGTGGTTCCGTTGGTCGGCCAGGTGGGCTCGGTCGTGTTGCTCGTGCCCGCCACCGTACAGATGTATGCATGCCCATTGATTGTAGCGGGCTTGACGATCTGTCCGACGTCGTAGTGGGTCGACAGGGTCCACGTGCCGCCGGTGCGGAACATCCGC